GCATGGCGGAGCAAGTGAGGGTATATAGGTCTTATCCCTGCACGCTTTGAGGCATTTTTGAAAAGGGTCTTTAGTGTCGTATATGGTTTTTCGGTTTTTGGATTCATAAAAACCCATCCGGATGCTTTCTTTATGGGATTTAGCAGCTCGGATATGTTAGGAGTTATAAAAGCTGTTCTCTGTCTCCCTCCTTTTGTAATAGTAAGGTGCACTGTGCCTGACAGCCAATCTATATTTTCCCACGTTAAATGTGATGCCTCTTTCCAGCGTAGGCCGCATTCCCACATAAACAAAATGAGAGCTTTTTTCTCTGGTGATTTTATTTCTTTGAGAAAGTTTATTATATCTTGAGGATGTGGTATTTGCGGTATAGGCCGTTTATGCGGCATCTTTTCAATTTTGAAGGGTAACGGGTGGGCATGTCCGTTTTTTACCGCATATTTGGCTATCGATTGGAAGTAAGCCAGTTCTTTGTTAATAGTGCGTCCTGAAAGCTTTGGGTTTTGTTCTCTACGTAATTCTTTGTATTTTTCTATTACCGATGGGGTTATACGAGAGAACTGTAGCTTTCCAAAGTGTGGCAATAGTCTTTTTAGAGTGTTTTTAACGTCGTTGTACGTTGCATCCGTTCGGTGGAGCTTTAGCCAGCGGAGGTATTCGGGGATAATATCGTTTATTTTGGGGTTTATAATTCTGCTTGACGGTGAAGTGTTCTGGCGGCGTAGTTCAAGCTCGTATTGTCGTGCATCGGCTTCGGAGCCAACAAACGTTGTTCGGCAGCGTTTGCCTTTTCTGCCCTGTGGGTAGTAGTCTATTTGCCACTTGCCGTCTGACTTTTTACGTATTGACATTACACAAAGAATGCTTTTAGGACTAGAGAGAACACACCAGCAAACATAACCCCTATCATCCATTTAAGTAAGCGAAGTTCTCCCTTAACTTCAGCAATATCTAACTTCGTTTCAAGTTTTAGTTCTTTTATCCCTTGCTTAACTTCGATAATATCGCTCTTGGTGGCTAGTTCTTCCAGGTGTGTTGCATTGACTTCTTTTATGACAGTCGAAAGAGCTTCGGCCTGTTCTTCTTTGAAGCCTGACTTTTCCAATGTTTTTATAAATTTATGTGTGTCAAAGGCTATTGCGCCCATGTATACTTCTCCTACAGGTTGTCAATAGAAACACTATTGCCTTTGTGATGCTCTTTCCAAACTTCATCTTTCATTTTTTTTAGGGCGTTAGCATAGTCCTTATTAATGGCGAAAAACAGTTGTTCTTGTTGCTCATCACTTAGTTTTCGTACTGTATCTACAATTTTATCAAACGGTAGGTTAATGGTAATTTGGGTCATAAGTACCTCTCCTTTTATGTCTCATCCTACTTAATCATGGTATAAGCGGTTGTTTTTTAAACCACTCTATGATTTTAAAAGATGCTATTGTTTGTCTCAAGTCTGCTGGCCCTACCTCCTTAGTTATAAGATATTCCAGATTTTCTATATGAGATACTTCCCTTAACATAAAAGAGACCATTTCATCATATTCAACAACATGAATAACAAACTCACCCTGTTCCAAGTCAGTTGCATCAAACAGTAAATCTAGCACAGCGTTATCTCCGCATATTGCTGTTGCACGCCAAATAAACCTAGGTAGCCCCTTAGTCAAAGCACTATTGCGGATAGTAGGGTTAATGTTGTTGGTTTTTAATATATCTGTCTTAAACTCATTACTAGTTGTAAGAAAAATATCCCACTCAATGGCTTCTTTTAATCCTAATTTCTTAAACAAGCCAAAACGTGTAACAATCATGTTGAAGCCACATACAATATCGTAAATAGTTCTAAAAGGAATTCGTATTTTGTGATACAAAGGGATTAAAAGGGCAAAGGGAATAGCTCGGCAATCTGGCCATGAAGAGATAGATATTGCTTTCTCCTCTTTTGAATGTTCATTTTTAAAAACAATTTCTTTACCATCAACATCCATACGCGCAAACGGCCCCAATTGGTCATCATGCACATATATTTTGTCTATACGAGAAGCTTTTAAAGGTGTTTTGCTGTCCATATAATCTTTTATCTCTTTATGTCCAAGACTAAAACCTGTAATTGTAACAGCATGGTAACCATTAAAAGATGAACATTTTGTATCAACAAGTCTTATTCCCATCAACACAGGAATTTTGTTACGTAAATAGGCATATAATATACTTTTCATTACAAATTCGCTATGTGTGTTTACACAATGTGGTTCTAGGCCGACCTCTCGAATTGCTTGTGCCATTTGAAACAAATCCAAGCCTTTATTGGGCATGCTTCGTGTTTGGTTGGGAACATTTTTTGTTGCTGCTTTGGTAATTTCTACAGGTGAAGGGATGACGTGGTGAAATAGCATTCCGGTCCCGTGAAATGCTGACCATAGAGCACTTGTAGCACAAGCGGCCACTTCACTGTCTTGCTCTTGAAAAGCAAGAGACTCCACCTCTAATTTCAAACCAAAAAGGTTAATATTGTAATTTCTAGTGGCTGAATAATATCTTCTATTGTTATCAGAAGAGTATGTTTTAAGGCAAGTACGGCCTATAATTGTTCTTGGAAGTGGTTTTACAACCATAAAACCAAGGTAGTTTTCTTTATTTAGTTTTCGGGCTAAGGTTTTGTTCTTGCCATTTAGGAGGTAAGTAAAACTCCGTTGAGTAAATGAATTCTTAAAGAAGTGAAATCGTAGGCATTTACGTGAATAATCCGTAAAGCAACGAGCATAATACCCTACAAAGTCATCTAAATAATCACGGTCTATGTAGTTATACTCGACAAGTACGGTTTTAACATCTAGGGCTGTTAAATATTTATTTAAGTAAGAAATATGGTTTTTCTTATCACTTATCGTTTTTTCACTTGCCTTGCTGTTCTCAGTGAAAAGTTCTTTTAGAGTTTCGGCTTTATATTCATGAACTTCAAATGCTTTAGTCAAATTTAAAAAGTCCTATATAGTCATTGGCCTATAAAAACTCTCAATATCTGTACGAGTTTCATCTTCGAACTCTTTTTTTGCTTTAACAGTGTCTTCTATAGCCATTCTAATAGCTTTTTCTCCTTTGGCAGAGTGTACAAATTCTGTTAGCTCTTTTCTAAGAGTTTCAATATCTCTTTTTGTCATGTTTTCTGGACTTTTCATATTTGCCATTGAAACTTATGCTCCCTAACCTTTGATTAACGTTTTTTGTTAATTTTTTTTTAGTATAACAATCTTTTCAAGGCTCTGTTTTCTTGTGCTTCAGCATTACTATGTTCCTTAAGCCTTACAACATAAGTACTACTACATATTTATTGGATTAACAATTGAGTTAATTCTTAACATTTGCTTAGAATATATTATTCCCCTATTTTTTGTTGGGTCAACAAAAACTTGTCAAATTAGTCAAAAGTAAACAGTATTATATTAAAAGTTGATGAGTTCATCAACAGTTATTGTATTTAAATATGAGAGTCTCAAGTTACAACAAATCAGCAGTAGAAAAGCTAAAGTTTATTTCTCCTTATCTCTCATAGTTTTATCATTAATGATGACGTTTCTCAAACAAACCTGGTCTTCTTATCTCACAATGTTTACTTTCAAAACAATACTTATAGTCCTCTAAGAGTTCGAGAATTTGAGGAGTAGAGCAATTAAGGTTTTTTATGATTTCTTGTATGTCTTCTAGTTTTTTGGGGTCTTTTACCTTTCCCCGTAAGAGTTTGATATCATCGGGTTTGTTAATCGCTAAAGTATTGGGAATAGCCTCAATTATCATTCCTCTGTAATCAAATAGTACATAAAGTTTATATATAGACAAGGCCTCTTCAAATTGATTGTCTAATAAATCCATTTTATCTAATTTTTTAATAAGGTCTTTTTGCAAGATTTCACCAATAGGGCCAAGTCCACCCCATCTTCCAGCACCTATAGTTAATCCTAGAACGGGTTTAGCAAAAGTGACAGCAAGTTTTTTAACATGTTCTAATTCATCTTTTACCTTTCTCATTTCAGCTCGTATGGGGCCTATTCTAAAATTTGCGAACTGTTCTAAAGAAGTAAATATAAGCCCTAAAGCACCCACAGAAAGCCAAGCCCATAAAGTGGATTTAGAGTTAATATAATCGTGAATAAAGGGTGTTAACAAAACGAAAAGCAGGAAAACAAAAAAAAGAAATCTATTTGTTTTATCGAACATAATAAAAGTAGATACTCCTGTTTCTACGGTAAAAAGAGCTAGTATTTTTTACTGTACTTAAACTCACAACAAATCAGCGGTGGAAAAGCTGAAGTGTTTGTTATTGGCTATGATTATATGGTCGAGCAGTTCTACCTATAAGTCTTGGCAGAAGTAGAAACAAGATTCTTTTGAAGATTTTTTCCAATATATATACCATCGTTTTTACTCACACCACACATCACAGACATTTTTGTTTCTAAGATTTAAAAGTTCAGCGGAGGCACAAGCACCTAAAGGGCTACCTTCAAGAAAAATCACCTCGTCGCCCTCTTCAAAATCACTGCAATAACTTTGTGCTTTATACTTTTCGTCATTTATAATAAAAAACTCATCATTATAGGACACCTCAATCTCATAGCTCTCATAGCTCCTTGAAGAATAACTAGTTTTTTTTAGTTTCTTAAGATTATTATATTCAGCCAAATATTCTTTGAAACGTTGTAAAGTTTCTTTGTATGGCTGTTTTTTAGACTCCTCCGGTTCAGCATTTTTTCTAACTGGTTCTTTTGTTGGCCACTTTTGCAATCTTTCCAGCATTTGTTTTTGCATTTCATAAAGCAATTGCCTTTGCATTTCTTCTAAGCTGAGATTGCTATACGATTCTTTGTTGGTACCAGCTGTAATAGTCTTATGTATGGGGTTGCTAGTAGGTTTATCAAGAGCATTTGTTTTAGCCTTGCCTTTGCTTGCTCCCAATACCACCTGGGTATTAAAGAAAAACTCAGCCGTAAAGCCAGATATAACCACCAATATTACCAGTAAGAAATATTCTTTTTTATTCACTGAATTGTTCCTTCCCCTATCCCGCTTTTTTCTTCAAGAATTCTTCTTTAAGTTCTTTGAGAAGTTTTTTGTCTTCAACGTTGCGCAAAACTTCGCGTCTCTCTTCTTCTGTCATGCCTTCCAGCATTATTAGAATCTTTTGCGAAACATTATCAAGGTTTTCTTTGTCTATTATATCCTTTATATCTTTTTTCTTAAACATTTCTCCTTCGCCAGTAAGGAGCCAGTCAATACTAACTTTGTAACATTTCTTTAATCGAATCATCAGATTGCGTGATGGCTCGTTTTTGCCAGTTTCTATCTCAGCAATAACGCTTTGAGCAATCCCTAGCTCTTGCGCGAAAGCCTTTTGTGAAAGCTTAGTTGTTTCTCTCACTTGTTTAAGTCTTTTATTCATAACGCTCGGTAAATTCGATTCTTTTTGTTGACTTAATCGTAATATCAGATTATTATTGTATTTGTTTGGTAAACAAATCATGTAAAAAAAACAGCCTCTACAAAAGGAGAAGCTTATGAAAATTACAAAAACTAAAGACGGGTGCCCGACCGTCTGGACAATTGAAGCTATTACAGCAAATGAAGTATCAAGTACCGAAGGAGCTGTAAACTTTCTTAGGCAAAAAATGCACAAGTCTTGTGTTGTTACACATCGTCCCTTTTAAGTTGTATTTCTTTCCGTAAAAGGTTCAGAAAATGACTCCAAATGAAATAAAAGCCTCTCTAAAAAAAGTCCAAGTCAGACAGCCCACTATTGCACAAAAGCTCAAAATAAACAGATGCACGATTAATCGGGTAATAACTCCGACAGTCAGAATCACTCCAAGTTAAGCAGGCCATAGCCAAGGCCATTGGACAACCGTATAACATTGTATGGGGGAGCGAGTAGCCCCTTTTTTAAACGTGTAGTTTAGCATGTTTTCTTTACTTTTTGTTTGGTTATTGTGTGGAATTCTCTAAATGGTCAAGACTCCCCTCTCCCATAAAAATAAAAAAAACGAATTAGACGCAATGACTGCCATGAAAATGCAAATGGACAATCTTAGTAATGCAGTGGCGGCGCTGGAAGAGTCTAACAGGGTTCTTGTTTGTCGAATTGAAGAGCTCAGCGGGGGAACGTCTGACAAAGAGCTATATTTTCGGCGATTGGCTGCCGGAGGGCCAGCGGCTTTAAAGGAACATAACAGGCGGCAAATGGAACTTATGGGGATAAAGGACAGTAGGAAGAAGAAAGGTAGTAAGTGATGAATATTAGCGAAGTTGGAACATTGATAGATGATTTAGCAGAAAAAGCCTTTACCGGTCAATTAGAGCTTAATTTTCATCGTGGGGCGGTAGGGAAGGCGTATACCAAATCAAAAATACCGCAGGAAGGGGAGCAGGATGCAAATATTAATACTCGGCAGCCACGGCGTAGGTAAAAGCACATTGGCGAAAGACCTTGTTAAGGGGCTGCTTGCAGAGAACAGAGGCAACCCGCCGTACATAATAGACGGAGTTTCACGGACAGTAAAAGCACAGGGGTATGAAATAAACGAGAACGGTACGGGTGAAACGCAACTGGAAATGTTTAACCGGATAATGTTTGAGTGTTGCAGGAAGCGGAAAGCTTCGCATGTAATACATGTATCATCCATCCCCCGCGTATGGGCTTATAGCTGCTGGATACATCAGGCCGGTAATGGAACAGAGCTATCAAACCAGTTTATGCACATGGTCAGGAATGTGGCAGGGTATCAGATAGCAGAGATGTTTGATATTGTTTTTTGGCTGCCGATTGAGTTTGATGTTGAGGCCGATGGTGTGCGTAGTGTTGAGGGGAAGTTTCAGAAATATATTGAACGGGCGGTACGTAGTTTGGCCGTGGCATATGCGCAAACAGGGAAAATAGTATCACTTACTGGAGACCGGCAAGAGCGGGTTGACGCTTCTTTGGAGGTGGTAACTAGGCTGGTTGAAGAACGAAAGAAGCATTTGCATTAAAAGAAGGAGTGGTAATACATGATAAAGCGATTGACAGAAAAGCAGGCAAAAAAGTTGAACTTACCTAAAAATAAGAAAGGGTATTTTTTGAGTAAAAGTCTACCTGCTGTAAAGGTTGTCAATTCTGACACGGGGGAAGACGTTAAATTACTCAGTTTGAGAGAGGCTTTTGCTTTGTGAAAACGTGCTGGTTATTTAGGGGTTGAGCCATGTTAAGGAAATTATCAGACGAAGAAGTAAGGGTTAAGAATTTACCCAAAAATAAAAACGGGTATGCTATTGAGGGAGATTTTCACCCTCATGTTGGAAAAATTGTGGATTTGGATACACAAAAAGGCAAGACAAGAAAAGTAACTGCGCGTAAGGATTATGTTTGTGTTATGTGTGGACTGGCGATACTGAAGGGTGAACAGTACGAGAGCAGGTCAGCTTGTTATGACGGAACCTGGTATAGAAGTTGGGTTTGTCCTTTTTGTTGGAGTGGTCAAGGAACGGAAAAGATGGAGAATGGAGAGCATGAGCCTAGATAAGATTGACTATAAAGTTACGTGTGGTTGCGGAACAAGGGATGTAACGCGTTATGTTGTTGAGTGTGATTTTTGCGGCAAGCGGTATAACGAAAAGTGCAAGGGAAAGGAAACCCCAGACGAGGCGTTTAAGGCCGCTCTTGCCGGTGGCTTTAGTTTTGACAGGGGAGAAGGGTTTTTGGGTGATATGTGGGCGTGTGGAGATGAAAAGTGTATGAAAAAGTTTGATGAGGAAATGCGTAGGCGTGGTGAATATGCAAAATATTGCGAGGAAAATTAAATATGTGGGAAGAGCAAATAGCATCAGTTGTTTTTGTTAAGCGCGGGAAACTTGGTATTTTTTGTGAGGTGTTGTTTTGGGATGGTAAGCGGGTATTTTTTGTGAGGTGTTGTTTTGGGATGGTAAGCGAACGACTCTTCGCGCGCCCGGCTTTGCTGGTTTTCGTGATGTTCTTGAGGCTATAGGGAACAAGGGCAAAAATATTAAAGCCTGCACAAGCGGAAACTGATACAGGCTTTAACAAAAGGTATTTCATCTTGAAAGAGCTTGGAAAGAACAAACTCTTAACAAGCTCTATTTTACCATAGGGAAATAGAAAATGTCAAAAATAATTGGTTATTTGCGTGTGAGTACAGAGGCTCAGGATTTGGACAAGCAAAAACACCTGTTAAGAGAACATGCGGAAAAGAACAGGTTTTTTATAGATGAATATATAGAGGTGGCTATCTCTTCACGGAAGTCAAAAGTTGAGCGGAAAATTGACGAGTTGTCAGGGAAACTAAAAAATGGGGATATGCTTCTTGTTGCTGAGCTTTCGAGGCTTGGGAGAAATATGTTTGAAACACTCGACATAATAAACGCACTTGGAGAAAAAGGCATAAAAATAGTATTTGTTCGGCAGCCGGAGCTTTCAACCAACGGCGCGCATGGGAAATTATTATTGGCCATATACAGCTATTTTGCTGAGGCTGAGCGGGAATACATTTCAATGCGTACCAGGCAGGGCTTAGCCGCAGCAAAGGCAAATGGAAAACAGCTTGGTAGGCCAGAGGGGAGCAAAAATAAAAACGGTAGTAGATGCCGCCAGTTTTTTGACATGATTAAGGATAATTTGGCGGGCGGAGTACCCGTTAGAAGTATTCAAAAACTCATAAACCTGCAAGCAAAAAAGCCTATCAGTTATACAGCTTTGAAGCACTACATTGACAATAGTGAGCTGCTAAGCTGGACAAAGGAAGAGGGGAAGAATAAAGAAGTTGAGTTTGAACAGTTGCAGGAGGCTAACGTTTAATGGCAGATTTTAAAGAGACGGTACTGCTAAAACTGCGTCATAGTGATGTGTACGGGAAAGTGGAAAAGCAGAAGGCTGGAACGGGTGATTGGATTAACGGGTTGTGTCCTTTTCATGAGGACACAACCCGTTCTTTTAGTTTTGACGTACGTAGTCTTGCCTGGAAATGTCACAGTGGTTGCGGTGGCGGGGATGCCTTCGGATTTGTCATGCAGCAGTTAGGAATGGATTTTAAACAGGCTCTTGCATATCTGGCGGAGCTTGTTGGAGTGGAGAGGGTGAAGAAGAAAAAGCCAAGACCGCCTATCCCAGAAACACTTGTTGATGAACTCTGTAGCAAACTCCCCTCTGAGGCCAGAAAATACCTTCATGATAGGGGGATATCTGAGAAAACAATCAAAAACTTTCAGCTTGGTTGGGATGACGGACGGAAACGGGTAAGTATTCCCGTTCGTGATGAAAAGGGGAACATTCTTAACATTAGATATTATAGCTGGACGCAAAAGCTAAAAATGTTTAACCATATTATCAAAATAGATAAAGACGGGAAAACAGAAGAACATAGATATGGCTCACCGGCCCGACTTTTTAACCTGGTGGAACTGGCAGAGACTAAGAAACGCCAGGTGTATCTTGTTGAGGGAGAATTTGACTGTATGCTGCTTCGGCAGGAGAGCGGCGCTGTTGTCGTGAGTGGAACTCACGGGGCGGGAACATTCCCTTCAGGGTGGGCAAGGTATTTTGATAACAAGGACGTTGTTATTATTTACGATTGTGACCACCCCGGCAAAAGTGCCGTAAATAAGATAGTTATTCCGGCACTGAAACACAAGGCCAAGAGCATTAAAAATGTTGTTTTGCCCTTAAAGGGAACAAGGGCCGACAAGGACATATCCGACTGGTTTGTTAAACGGGGAAAGTCATGGGAAGAATTAAAGGCTGTCATTGACGAAACGCCGGAATGGGAAGAGCCGCCAGACGAAAACGAAGAGATTATAGACCTGGACTCATTTGTGTGGATTGAGAACAAAAAATATGTTGATAAGAAAATTAGGTGTGAAATTACAGTTTGTGGTGAGACGGAAGAGAGTTTTCATGCGGTGGAAGAGTTTATAGTTGAATCCTGCACAAAAAGAGAAAAAGGCGACTGCTGCGAATGTCCCACTGATACACCCATGCAGCTAGAGCCAGGGGCCAGGGAGTATATAGGTTCGTGCATGTCAACAGATGTGCAGGTCACACAGGCTTTGCGCTCATATTGCTGCAAGCTCGGCCAGCGGCCAGTTATAAACATTACCAAGAGGGCAACCATTAAAGAGTTTTTCTGTCATCAAAAGCTTGTGCGAACAACCAGCACGGATACGGGTGTTGATGAAGACAGTCTTATTGATAACGGCCTTAATCAAGAATTGATTGAAAAACGTGTTTACTATATGTCCTCAAAGGATGTAAAACCCGGTCCTTATTTGGCAGTGGGTTGGGTGAAAACACACCCGAAGACGCAGCACGTCACATTTTTAATTGAAAGCCTGGAACCTCAAGAAGAAGACTTCCAGGCGTTTAAACTTAAAGACTGCATTCCGCTGCTTAAGCAGTACCGGAAGCTGAGTATCCCTGAAGTACTGGAAGACTTGACGGAGCATGTAACCCGTATTTATCAACGGCAGGAACTCTTATTGTCAACACTCCTTACGCTTGCATCCCCGCGGTGGCTGCCCTTTAACGGTGAAACAATTCGTGGCTGGCTATTTGTTGTTGTTATGGGTGACTCCGGCCAGGGCAAAAGTTTAGTATTTAACTCAATTTCTACCTATGCCGGAGTCGGAGACATTGTTTCCGCTCTGACAAGCTCAAGAACCGGCCTAGCCTATGCCCTGGTTGAACACAAACAAAAGGGCTGGCAGGTGAAAATAGGGCGTTATCCGGCAAACAACGGCAAGCTTCTAACCGTTGACGAAGCGCAGCACTTACCAGAGTTTGACCTGCGCTGCTTGTCCATAGCTATCGAAAAGGGCTTTATGCAGATTGACCGCGTACAGAGCAAAGGCTTTGACTGTCAAACACGCCTCTTGCTGCTGTGTAACCCCAAGAATGACAAAATTATGGACAGTCAGACATTTGGTTGTGAAACCCTCAAAGGGGTTTTCCCAGCGCCGATTATTAGAAGGCTTGACTTTGCTGTGTTCGTCAACACAAGCGACCTGAGCGATAACCTGGAGTTTATTAATAAGCGCAAAGACCCAAACAGTAAGCCCAAGATATCACCTGAAATGCTGCGTGCTGTTATTTACTGGGTTTGGAACCTACGGCCAAAGGATATTGAATTTCACGAAGACGCAGAGAAACGGTGTTTGTCTGAGGCGGGAAGGCTTGGCGGAATCTTTGGATTTGCAACGGATATCCCCCTTGTATCTCCGGCAGACTTCAGGCACGCATTAGCTAGAATATCAGCGGCATTTGCTGGACTGGATATGTCGGCATCAGATGATTTTAAAAAGATGCACGTACTTGAAAGGCACGTTGTTATGGCCGTGGGGATGATTGAGAAAATATACACGCATGATAATTGTGGTCTTGATGAGTATTCAGCGGTAATAAAATATAACACGCAATTGCATGACTACGATGTGATTAAAGCCGCCTTCCTTAAAAAGCATAATGATGGTTGTCATTCCGCCGTTCCAAGCGAAGAAGGCATATCTACCTTTATGCAGGCTGTGCAGGTTTTAAGGGTCAGTGAGTGCGTCAGGCGGGATGATTTGGCCGACCAGATAGGCATTCATAAAGATAACGTCACGGAGATAATATCCTTCCTGCGGAGGTTTAACCTGGTAGACAGTACCCGTAAGGGATATTTGAAGAAACCTAAGTTTGTAAAGTTCTTAAGGCAGTTTATAAAAGACTGTCCTGAAATGCTTACAGAATTTACGAAGGTGAGTGTAAGTAATTGATAATAATAGACGATACTGCAAATGCAGCAATGACTCACCTGCGTAAATCAAAAAAAGGCTCCACCTATATAATTACGTTGACAACGTAAATTTAGGGGTGAAAGCAATTCCCAGATTACGAAGGTGAGTCATTGAGATAATTAATATTATTCTTAACAAAAACAATGCTTTAAACTCACCTTCGTAAAATAGCAAAATAGGCTAAAAATGGATTTTAACGATATATTTGCAAAAAGTGAAGAAAAAGTAGGTAAGTGTGTAAAACAAGAAGAGGAAAAGAAGGAAGAGAAAGACGCAATTAAATATGCTGTTTTTTCCTTCCCTTTCCTTAAAGAAAAAATAGCGGTTGTGTACGTAAAAGCATACTGGAAAGAAGCAAAAGAAAGATTCCCTCAATTAGTCCTATTTACGAGCTTAGAAATGCAGGAAATACTCAATGCTTGTCAAAATATAAACAAGCAGGAAAGAGAAGAATTACTAAAAAAGGTTTATTTCATCAAGAAAGAGTTTGGAGGTTATATTATACCCAAGACATAGATGGAGTTTATTGCATTATGAAAGTAATTTGTTTCCAGTGTAAAACCCTCATTATGGTAATTCCTAATGTCTTAGGAAAGGCTGTTTCTAAAATTTTATGTAGTTGTTGTTACAAAAGTATAAAAAAAAGAACAGCCCTATAAATATATAATAAATAAGACTGTTCTTTAACTGGGTATAGTTGTTATCTCTCTATAGTATTATAGTAAAGTTTTGTTTTATATAGCTATATCCTTTTCCTTTCCTTTAACCATTCTTTTAGCTGTCCTGGTTTGATTGTGTACTGTTTAAAAACCGGGTGTTTCTCTGCTTCTAGTTTTTTTCTACGAATGGCCGTTCTTACTGCATCTTTGTCTAGCTCAATATCCCACTTATCTTTAGCGTAAGCTATAGATTGCTTGACAGTTAAAAACCTTACTCTCTCCATTCCCCCGAATCCCCCATGTTTTTTTTTAATCTGTAAAGAAAGAATGTCTAAATCCAGTTTTTGAAGCCTTTTATCGCTATATACAGTATATGTTTACTGCCGTTTTATTATCCTGTTTTTCATCAATAAAGCAGGAAGAAACAGAAAAATATACATAGTTGTGTCGATATTTTGCCGGAAATTACCGGAATTGTGCTTTTTTAGGGTTTTTAATGTCCTTTGACCTCTGCATGTGTCAAACAAAACAAGGCGTTAAAGTCAGTATGGGCAAAATCAGATAAGCTATTGAAATTATTTATCGGAAGGAAATAACCGCCAGCTCTTATAAATACCTCAAAAGGCATTTTTTGACCGCAATTCACTAAAGAAACCATCGTTATTTTAGTGCTGTCCTCACTAAAATACTCACGACTACTTTAGTGAGTATCGGGACATAAAAAAGAATAAGTTGACGTTATTTTAGTGAACTTGGAAACAGGGCATTTGACAACCTGGAAAAACGGAAGTATCTAATATTTTTACAAAATTTATACAGAATCAATTTGTTTATAGTGGGATTTCTACGTCCTGAATATAGAATAGCTTTGTTCTTAATATATTATCTTGTTGTTATATAAGGGGTTATAGTTTTGAATTGTGTTAAGGGTTTAGTTTTAGGAAGAGAGGAAAGCTGTCTTTCTTGTATTAGAGAGAGAAAGTATTAGTTATAAGTGTTTGTTTTTAAAGGGATTGATATTGTGTTAATGGTTTAAATTGTTGATATTATTGCTATTTATCCCTTTTCAGTACCATAGGGGGGGGACACACTCCCCCCGTCCTTATGGCAGTATACATATCGTAGTTGGCCCTTGAAATGTGGTTATTTTTCACGCTCTCTCTTTGACACACTCTTAAAGGCCATGTTTAACGAATGGGGCGCGGGAAAGTCACCTAGTTAATAAGCCTCGCGCGAACAAATTGTATTTTTTCAGATAATAAGATGGCGACAGTTAGCACCCCTCTTAAAGGCAACGTTTGGCGAATGGGGCGCGGGGAAGTTCCAATATTAAAACTCGCGCGAATCATTGTAATTTTTCAGGTAATAAAATGGCTAAAAAGAAAGACGCAACCTTTGTACTTCAGTCAACTTTTTTTGACAAGCTTCCAAACAAGCAAAAGGTAGCCTGGCTCTGTCTCTTGAAGAATCCAACGGCCACGTTCAAAGAGTTAATAGCCATGGCCATTAATGATTATGGCGCAAAAATATCAAAGAACGTCATTAGCGACCTGAAAAATCAAGATGGCTTTGAAACAGAGCGTGGGGCTGTATATCAGCAAATGTTTTCACTTGAAGAAGTTTACAAGGTGGGGCGTGTAATGCTTGAAGAGGCGCTTAAGCCAGACGGCAGCAAGGACAGAAAAAACATACTTCTTGTTTCTGGAAAACTGAACAAGGAAGAGAGTGCGCCTGTGCCTAACTCTCTTAAGATTCAAACAATATCACCAGATGGAAAAGAGGCGAATGAGTAGGGATGTTGTTATAAGCCCATACGGCATTGACAAAGAAACGGGGAAACCCAAAACGCCATTACCAAGCCAAAGAAAATTCCATGTGTCTCCAAAAAAGCTAAAGGCATTTATAGGTGGTTTAGGTTGTGGGAAAACTACGGCAGGTTGTCGAGAGGTATGGTTTAGAGCCAATCAATATCCTGGAACAATTATTGTAATTGCACGCAAAACGTACATGGAGCTTTGCGACACTACACGCCAAGAGTTTTTTGGAATGCTTGCCGAGATTACAGAAGAGTACACAGGGCACCCAGGCGACATATTTGACCCAAAGAGCTGCCCTTTCGTAAGGTCTTTTTCAAAAACCGAAAACGCCCTTGTTTTACAAATGGCGAAAGATAGAGCGCCTGTTCAAATTTTATTCAGAAGTCTTGATGCCTTTGAAAAGTTTAGGTCTCTTGACCTAGGAATGTTTTACATTGATGAAGCATCAGAGATAGTTGATGAAAATATTTTTCTTACCCTTGTTGGTAGACTTCGTCACCCTGCGCAAAGAGGAGGGTATGCAGGAATAGTAACCAGTAATCCATGTGATGAAGACCACTGGATATTTGAACAGTTTTCAGAAGAACACAAAGACCGGTTGCTAATTCAGACACCAACAAGCGAAAACGCAAAGAATTTGCCTGATGATTATGAAGAGGTATTGAGAAGTCTTTACTCATCAGACATGGTTGACCGCTATATATTGGGGCTTTTTGGGCCGGTGCTGTCCGGGAAACCTGTTTACCCAGACTTTAAGATTGAAACCCATGTAAGCCCTATTATGTACAACCCTAACTTGCCCATAGTAAGAGGGTGGGATTTTGGGTTTGAATTTCCTGCTTGCGTTATTTGTCAAATATACGGCGAGAACATCTTGATTTTGGAGGGAATACAGGGAAGTAACGAGCTAATAAACACTTTTGGAGCACGGGTTAAGGCACATTGTGAGGTTACATACAAAGGCGCGCGCTATGAAGACTATTGCGACCCTGCCGGAAACCAAAAGAGTGATAAAAGTGAAAAGACCTCTATTGAGGTTTTGAATGGCTTGAAAATATTCCCTCAAAGCTATTGGCAGCATGTAAAAGATGGGATTCTTATTATCAACATGATGATGCAGCCCCAAAGTTCAGGAAAACCGGCAATCCTGATACACCCGGCTTGTCAGAAGCTAATAAAGGCGTTTAAGGGTGGTTATAGGTACTCTAACCTTCGGGATAAAAACGGAGACCTAAAGCCAGAAAAGAAAAACGACCATCTCGCAGATGCGTGCCGTTATGTCATTGGCAAGCCCAGCTTTAAAAGCATATGGATGAACAAACTAGTAAGAGCAAAAAACCCGGAAAGCGGAGATTCATTTAACAAGGCAAGGCGACGAGCTATAAAAGCAAGGAGATAAAACCATGCCACAGAACTCACTTTATAACACATACAGGCCGCGAACACAACAGAGAGTGCAAAGCAGGCCGTTTGGAGGGACGGCAGATTGGACTATGACCGTGCCCAATTTACCTTTAGTGCCGGATAATCCTAACGAAGAGCAAACGAATACGTATAATGCCCGAAATATTAATTATAACGCTCAATTGGCACAGAATGCGTACAACCCGCTTTTGTCGGCTTTGATGGCGCGGATGAACGCGCCTTCTGCCCAGTTTACACAACCCCAGTACCGCAGCATACCGAGGTCAACATTACCAGGCAGGGTTTCAAATCTTGCAACCTTTAGAAGGCATTTTTCAAATGCAGGGATTGAAAACCCCACATATAATGCACAAAAATTTGTTGCTGGGCCGCAATACGCATCGTCACAATATTACGCTGCGCCTTCTAGTTCCCCCAATGCGCAAAGAACAAGCTACACAGCAGCAGGTTTGCCACCAGGTGATTTTGAAGGGTTTGCAGACAGGTTAAGAAAACAGCAGGATATTTACCGCAAAGAGGCGGGCGACAGAATAGGCAACCGCCTGTCCGCGCGTGGAATTTATGGGTCTGGAATTGAGAATGATGCTATGGCCGACTTGGACAAATCGTTGGCGGACAAATTTACACTTTCATTGGGTGCAGAGGCGCAGAGGCTGGATGAGAGACGCAGCAGTTATTTAGCCAATGAGGCCGCCAGGAAAACAGCTTTTGACCAGGGAGAAAACCGCTTTTTGTATAACGCAATGTTGGATAAAGCCGGGATTGAGCGAGATGAGGCAATACGCCGAACAGGGTTTGAGCAAGGAGAAAACAGGTTTTTAACGGCCTTACAACAAACTGAGTCGGGAAGGCAGCAGGATGTTCTTTTTAAGAACGCTGCGTCAAGTGCAACTTCCAGAGAGCAGGCGTTGGCCAGGATGATTAATTTTGCTAATCAGGAGACCAGTGGCTTGCAGCGTAACAACGATTTGCTAGCTGCGCTTAATGAAAGAGAATTTAATAATGCGAGGGAATATGAAAACCAGGGCTCGCTTCTTAATGTCAAAAATGACCAGTTAAGACGCGAAAATATAACGGCGGATTTAGCCAATTTTATCGCGTTTTTTACAGGGCAACCCGCAGGGGAGAATAATTCAAACTCGCTGTTAAGGGCAATGATGAGCGGACAGGATACCAGAAGGGTTGCAGAGATAAAAAGGGAAGCGGAGCTTGAGAAGTCCAGGGCTGATTATAGGTCGTCTTTAATCAGTAATGGTGTAAGGGCTATACCGTCAATGTATAACATGGGAAGCTCCATTTACAACGCACTGTCTAATTACAATTGGGGCGATAATGCATCCAGCTCAATAGGAGCGATGGGAGCACTTTCAATGCAGCAGGGATAGAGCAGCAGAACTATCACGCAATGTATGTATGAAATTTTCGGGATTTTTTTTATGGCTACAAAATTAAACTTTCTGGAACTTAGAACGCAGGTAAGGGTAAGGCTTGCTGAACCCACGGAGGGATTTTTTTATGACTCAGAGATTGACACGTGGATAAACCAGGCGCAGCTTGATATTGCCAAGGAAACTGACTTATTGCAGGGGATTTTCACGGGCAATACAACAGCCTTTGACGAAACCTATACTTTACCTGATGACTGTTTTTCGGTTCTGAAAGCGTATTCCCTGCTTAATGGGGGGTACAAGGAATTAGAAAATTATTCTGAGGACGAATATTTTTCTAAGGAAGCATTGGTGAGTACGCCTACACATTATCTTGTGTGGCAGGATTCACTATATTTATACCCCACACCGGCCACCGCAGTGACTAACGGGTATAGGATTCGTTATTGTGCCATGCCGCCTGAGTTGGCAAACGCCGCCGATATTCCTTTTTTGGGTTATAAGAGATTTTATCCTTATCACAATATTATCGTTTTGTATGCGGCAGCGCGAGGTAAGGAAAAAGAGGGAGAAACGCAAGAAGCACTTTTGTTTGAGAGTCAGTATCAGGCTGGTTTGATAAAGATTAGGCGTGATGTGAACGGAACGCAAAAGGGGAAAAATTATGCGGCCAAGCCGTATGGCGGGGGAAGTAAAAAATTTGTTCGACTTCCAGAGCATTATTGAGGGATAGTGATGTGACAAAATTTACCAAGTGGAAAAACAATCTCAGTTGGGCGCGAAGGTATAACGAGGAAAAACGGCCTAAATGGGAAAAGGCGATTACTCTTTACGAAGCCCATAAGGACGGCAGCTTGACAATGAAAGTTCCTGAACTTTGGAGCGTTGTATCTACATGGCTCCCGTCAATATTTTCTGCACTACCGAAAATTATCGCCATACCTTCAACGCCGGATGGTATGAATGACGCGAAAATTATTGAAAAAATTATACAGAAGGAGCTTGAGAAAGCAGATGTTTTTGACGATTTACAAAACATAGTTAACTCCGCGATAGTCAAAGACGGCGGGTTCTCAAAGATTGGAGTTAGAACAGAATTTGCGGAAACAGAAGACGGGGAAATACCGACCGGCCATAGTATCTTTATTGATTATGTGCCGAATGACAGGGGCTTTGTTGACCCCGAAGCAAAGAACTTTGAAGATTCAAAGTTTTTTATACATAGAATAACGATGAGTGAAGCGGAGTTTGTCAAACAGTTTGGGAAGGGTGCAATAAATCAGGCGAATTACCAGACCATGAAAATAAATGACTCAGAAGACGGTGAGGATGTAAGCACATTTAAAGAGAGTGCAGAGGCCAAGCGGTATGAGGTTTTTGAGATATGGGATGCAATAGCAAAGCGAATACTTGTTATTTGCGATGGATGTGAGCGATTTCTTAAGGATGCGCCTTGGCCTGAGGGGTTTGAGTCACTACCTTTTGCGATGCTCACGTTGTCCATCAAAGACGATGACATATATTCTGTAGCGGAGGTATTGCTTATGGGCGATGCGTCAGAGGCGTATGACCTGCTTATGACGAGAAAGAAAGATAATGCCGAAAGTGCACAGTCAGGATTCCTGCATCATCCAACCGCAATTTCATCCGACCAAAAAGACAAACTTGTAGAACCAGGAGAGAAAAAGCTTGTTGAAGTTGACAATCCAGCAGGATTGATTCCGTATAAGTTTCCGGCAGTCCCAGAGGAAGTTTACGCAATGCTCGCAGACCTCCGCGGCATAATACAAAACACAACGCATGTTTCCTCAATGACCAGGCAAATGAGAGACGGGAAAAAGACAGCGACAGAGGTAGCGGCCATGTCGCAAAGCGCAAACGTTTTAACTGCATTCAAGGTACGCAGGTTTGAGAAGTTCTTCCAGCGTCTTATACAAAAGATTGTTCCCCTTATCCGAACATATTACACCGTTCCGCAGCTCATAAAAACGATGGGTAGTGAATGGTACGAATGGACAGGGGCAGAAATAGGAGAATACACCTTTTCTATAGAGGCCGGTTCAACAGCATTTCAGAACGAAGCAATACAGATGCAGCAAAGTATGCAATTGCTTGCGCTCATTAAGGACAACGGAAACTTTATACCTAATTTGCCTGTGCTTATGGAGGAAATTTTACGCAAACAGTTTAAACTTTTGGGGCTTGGAGCGGAAACAGTAAACAAGGGGTTTGAACCGCCACCGCCTCCGGAGGTGCAGCCAGAAGCACCCGCAGGAGTACCACCGCAGAACATACCGCCTGACATGATGCCTATAGGGCAAAATGGCGGAGGTGTGCCGGAAGTGCCGCCAGAATTACTTTTACAAATGCAGAGCAACGAACAACCACTTAACAGATAGGAAAAAAAGAAATGGAAGAACCAACACAGAGCACTTTGGACAGCAGTCCCATTAACCCAAACGCACAGGGTGGAGGCGATAACACAAACACAGGTACAGTCACAACACAGGCTAATAATGGGCGTCCAAGCTTTGAAGAGTGTTACCTTCAGGCTAAGGAAGAAGTAGAGGGAACCGGCGAGCCTGCGCAGGTAGCAGCGGAACCAAAAGTTGAAGAGCCCACAGAGACTACAAAAACAGCCGAAGCGACAGAAGAACCCAGAGAGCCTGTTCCCGCCGATGCAGAGACCCCGTCTGCACAGGGCGACTTTAATTATCAAGAAGCATATGAGAATTCAAAGCCGGTATTAGAGGCCGTTGCGCGGGCAGCGCAGGGAGATGCGGAAGCACAGCGGGTTTTAGCAGAACATTTGGGTATACATATAGGAAACCAAGGGCAGGCAGCAGAAGCAGCACCCGACGCAAATATTCCGGCAGAGCCTACGGCAGTAGCGGAGTTAATGGAAAGTTTCTCTGTGGACACCTTTACAAATGCTGTAGAGTCAATACTTGAAAAGAAGTTGGAAACGTTTCAATCTGAGTATAACACACGGTACAACATGGATATGCAGCCCCAGAGAGAACAAGCCGTTCTTACTGCATATGATAAATTTATGGAGGCACACCCGGAAGCAAAAGACGCAAAAGTGCAGAGGGCCATGGAACCGTATATCAGGGAAGGTTACACCCTGGAAAACGCTTTTAAAATCGCAAATTATGACAATTCGCTAAAAACGGCAGAGGATAAAGTAAGAACCGCACAGACAAAAAAGGTTGAAGAGAGCAAGAAAGTGAATGATGTTTTACGGCAAGGCGGAGCAGGGAAAACGGTTCCGCCAAAACCAACCAAGTTTAAAGACTTTGGCGAATGTTATAGGTATACCAAGGCAAATATGGGTGGATAAGAGTTATGGCCTTAGTACCGTCTACAGAAAGATTGGCTGATAAATTTTTACAGGCTGGGCAGCAGCGTCTTTCCCCCGGGCTTGTACGGAGATTGGGAGAGAATAGGCGGCTGAATACGCCTGATATACGTAAAATGGGGAGTGTGGCTGAGCAGCCGACAATTTATAAGCTTGGACAACCAAGAGTGCCAACGAACCTAAGCCCAGGGTTGAAACCGCTATCGATGATTGGCGACAAGCTTGCTTCTCAAAACGCTCATGGAATATATAGATATCCTGGCTATGCAAACATTGGAAAGGGAATCCAAGGAGTAGTTGCCGGGTATTCTGCGGCTGAGATGACGAAGAGATTGCTTGATAGAGGCGGGTACGGTGGCGGTGCTTCGGGGCTGTCTATGGGCACGGGAATTGCTGCGGGCTCTAGAGTTGTTGGAGGGGCTATAGGACCTGCTGGAGGGGCTATAGGAGCTGCTGTGTCAAACATAGTCAACCCTGGAAGGCGAAACCCTTTGGATGAAATCGCTCCAATGATAAAGGGAAGTATATGGCAGAAGATTTTTTCAAGTCTACCTGAAGAACAGCAGATTGCTTTGACAGCCATGCCGGATGAAGGCGAAGACATTGAAAGCCGTATGCGGACTATAGCGGGCTTGAGAAACCAGGTTGAAAAAGAGTGGAATGAGGCCATACCTGAAAAAATTAGACCGCAAATAGGATTAATCACTGAAGAAGAGATTAATAATAATATCAAGAATTATAACGAGATAGATAGGGGTAGAGGTCCGACTTCTGATTTATTAGAGGTTAGGCCGCCCATGAAATCAGTAGACGGATGGTTATATATTGACAGTGCGATGTCTGCCACATTACCGCCGCTTGATAGGCTAATTGTAAGTAACTATGGTTATCAACAGTATATAGATGCGTTGGAAAGGTTAAACGATGGGTAGTTTGGGCAATATAGCAATGCTTGACGGTGTATTAAAAGGGATTGTTGGTATAGGCAAGAGTGCGAAAAGCAAGGAACTTAACGAGTATTATAAACAGAAGGCAATAACCGAGAGGTTTAGGCAGCTTGAAGCCAGGAACAAATTACTCTCAGAGCCTACACCGAAAGAAGCTAAGAATAAGCGAGACGAAGACGCTCGAAAACTGGAGCTAGAGGCACAGCAAAAGTATGGAGACGCTTTGAAAGCAGCTTTGCTTGACATAGCAGCAGGGAAGATTGCACCGCCGCCTGCGGGGACAACGCCAGAAAATATTCAAGAGTTTAATAAAACTGCCGCCATTGCGCGTCAATTTGGGGAGTTTAAGAGGCAGAAAGAAGCGGGAATAAAGAATTTACTGGCTGAACAAGCACTAGGCAGAACACTTGCTCTTGAGCGCGGGAAGGCCATTATTAAAAGTGAAGTGCAGCCGCCACCTTTGAGTACCAAAGACCTTATTGGCAATAAGGTTTTCGACCCTAAAACGGGCAAGTCAAAAACCTATACTGCGCCCAGATGGAACCAAGATAAGAAAAAGAAGGCAGCCTCACCTTACAAAATAGAGAACGGTAAGCTTGTGAAGAAAAAGAAGGCAGCCTCACCTTACAAAATAGAGAACGGTAAGCTTGTGAAGAAAAACAAGCAGGGAAGTAAGAAAGCTGGAAAGGAGCCGACAGAGGCACAAGCAAGAGCACAACTTATTAAACTGATGCTACAGAAAAACAGCCTTAATAACAAGGGGAAAATTAACCCTGAATTACTGAAAGATACAACATCTTTTGAAAAACAACAGTTATTAAAAGTTGCTGGTACTCCTATACCGCCTACTGTGCTTAACGCTATTAACACAGAGATAGATAAGCAAATAGCATATTACAGCCAATTTGCAAACAAGCCAAGATTTGGGTTTGATAAGCCTGCAACTAAATTTTTATCACCAGATTTTATAGGCGAAGGTGAAAACCTTTCTATGTCGTTAATTCCTTTGCAGAATAGTCAAGCCTCTACCATACAGAAACTTGATAAAAACGACCCTGCTGACCAAAAGATAATGTGGGAAATTTTCAAAGAGGCAGGTCAAAACAGAGCCAAAGCTTTAGAACTAGCAAAACAAAAAGGGTATGTTTTTAAATGAATAATCCCTTCTCAATCTTTGCTGAAAAAGAACAGAAGAAAAACAAAGTGAAAGATGAAAACCCATTTTCAATCTTTGACGAAGAAGAAAGCCTCAAAGAGAAAGATGAAAACCCATTTTCAATCTTTGCTGAAAAAGAACAGAAGAAAAACAAAGAGAAAGATGAAAACCCATTTTCAATCTTTACTGAAGAAGAAAGCCTCAAAGAGAAAGATGAAAGTCCCTTCTCAATCTTTGACGAAGAAAAACAATCACCCTCATTAATTCCCATGCACAAGACTATAGTTCCTGAGCTTATACCAACGTTTCAAGTAGAAAAAGAGCCGGAGGAGGTTATAAGCCAGGGCACAGAACCGGGGTTTATGGAAAATATCTTTCGGGGCGCAAAAGACCTTGTTTCTTATATGGGAGGTCAAGGAACATCAACAGCGGCCAAGCGAGCGGACGCACAGATTGCGCTTGAGGCCAGAGAGAAGGGACTGCCAAAAGAAGCGTATATGAGGGAGGTGTACCCGGAAGGTGAAGCCAGGCGGAGAGTTAGAAGGACACTAGATGCTACCGCAGGCGGCGCACTTGGCACGCTTGAAGGAATAGCGGGCTTTTCCGAGGCAGTTACAGGTGGAGCCGTAGGCGCAGACCTTGCGAACGAAGCGCAACAGTGGCGGCGAGAGCTACAATCTGAGGAAGTTGACTTTTATGATGAGTTGGCAAGCGGGTTAGGTTCGTCAGGTATATTTTTTGTGCCTGGTATGGGCGTTGCCAAAGGAGCAGAAGCACTTATGAGCGTGGCTCCACGATTGGCTATGTGGCTAGGAACTGGACTCTCTACCGGAATTGAAGCAGCTACGGAAGCGGGGCAAACATACCGCGATGTAATGGCAGAAACCAAGGGAAACAGAGGGGAAGCAGAAAAGGCCGCAGCAAAAACATTCTTTCTTAATATCCCCACACTTGCACTTACAAACAAGCTTGGCGTGTTTTCAGAAACAGGCGGCATATTAAAAAAAGCCTTAACCTCTGCACCCCTTGAAGGAATACAGGAAGGCGCACAGGAAATTATATCAAGTTATGCACAGGACAAGCCTATTGATTGGGAGGCTGTAAAGCGTTCCGCTGAGGTTGGTGCTGTTTCTGGCGCGCTCTTTGGTGCCGGTGAGGGAGCTATTGAACATTTTTCAAGGGGAGAGAGAGAAATACACTTGCCAGAAGTGGAAAAAGAAAATGTCTCACTCTCAGAGACCAAGGACACCCAGACTATAGATGAAATACTGGCTGAATTTGACGAGCCTAGTGATAACGAAAATATTGAAGATAATGACAAAGAACCCGTTACAGACGACACCGAAGAGGGGTTTATTGACGTTAAAACTCCTACACCACGCCTTAAAGTGAGTTTTAATACTGAGAAACATTCATTAACTGATTTTGTACGTCAACAGGGCGGACTTGTTTCTTCTAATCTTGCAGGGTTTAAAGGAGAACTCAAAGACCATTTTGCGGTAGGTACCGGATATGGAATGATTAACAATAAAACCGGCAGAAGCGTTGATGAAATGAGGATACTTGCCGAGGGTGAAGGTTTTACCGTACCGGAAACGGACGCAGACTTTCTGGAGATGATAAAGAAAGATGCGGACGCGAAAGTATATGACGAACCAAGTAAGCGGGTTTGGCATCCGGGGAAGCAGGAGTTTTCAGAGGTTGAAAGTGACTTTTACCCGCCTGAAATGAGCGGGGCTTATGGCGACACTGGCGGGTACAGTGTTAAAGAAAAAGTTGACTACATGAAGAAGGAAAGGAATGTAATCAAGCTGCCTGAGATAGTTGAGCTTGTTAATGAACTGATGGAGGGAAAATACCCCGGAATTAAAGAGAAAATAGGGCGTAAAGACAGTATTCAGGGCAGGTTTATCTTTGGTGGTAAGAAAGCCGGAAATATTGAGCTAAGAGCAGACCTCTTTAAAGACCCTCAGAAAGCAGCTTATACCCTCGCTCATGAAGTTGGACATTTGGTTGACTGGCTGCCGGACAAATATATGTCACGCGGCAACCTTTTAGGAAGGCTAGCCAGTTTAAAAAAGTACATGAAAGAGTGGGAGTTTACGAACGGTAAAACAAAGGGCATGGGCAGGCAGAACAGCGAAATACGAGAAGAACTAAAACGTCTTACGCAAACTATAAAACCATTTGACGAAAAAGCGAATGAGAAGTTTACCAAATATCGGTATTCGTCACCAGAGCTGTACGCTGATGCCTTCACAACATTGATTAATAACCCTGACTTGTTAAGGGATGTTGCGCCTACATATAAAAATGCTTTTTTTGAGTACCTGAACAAGAAGCCCGAAGTAAAACGTCTTTATGACAATATTGAGGGGCGTATACAGAACGCTGACGCTGTTTTTGAAAGGCGGCAGGAGAGAGTACACTCAGGGTATGAACGAGCGGAAGAGGCACGAAGAAAAGAGCTTGAGCGCAGACAGAGTGAGCGTAAGCGCTCATGGAGCCAAGAAGTTATTGACGTTAATGCACCTATAATTGACAAGGTAAAAAGGGCGAGTAAAACCCTTGCTGAAAAATACGACCGTTTGAATGATGCTAATGCACATGTGAAAGAATTTGCACAGAACCGATTTGCTGAGAATAACCCTGAGTTTGCACTGGAAGAATCAAGCTATGCTAACTCCCAGGTAAAACTTTTCTTACAAGAGGTTGATGAAAATGTTTTAAACCCGCTTAAGGATAACGACCTAACACCGGAAGATATAGCAGACGTTCTGTTTCACGAACGAATAATAAACGAGCGCAAGGACATAGCAAACCCATTGGGATTTGACCCATTAGAGTCAAAAGAACAGCTTAGAGGGATAGCCGCAAGAGTAGGTATTAAAAAATATATTGCTCTTACAAGAGCTGTACAAGAGTTTAGGAAATTACGAAAAGAGCATATTCTACCTGTTATAGAAGAAGCAAAAATGTTTGACCCTGCAATTATGCAGAAAATACGCGACAATGACCACTACGCAACGTTTAACGTTGCTCATTACCTGGAAGGCAAAAAAGGCGCAGGCTCCGGCACTGCAAAGATATTCAGGCAGATAGGAACGCTTAGCGAGATTGAAAACCCATTCACAGCAACAGTCATGAAAGAGATAGTTTTACTTAAGGCCGCAAAGCGTAAGATTGCAGCGGATAAAACTGTTGAATTTATGAAAGAGTTCTTCCCCAATGAAATACGGGAAGCTGACAGGGTGTGGAACGGTAAAACACGTGTTCCGAATGCGCCAAAAGACCCGGCCCTTGGCATGATTAGATACATGGAAAACGGAAAAGAAAAAGGCTATTACGTAGATAAATATATTGCAGAATCGTTTAATCTTGACCCGCAGGAGATGGGGCGCTTTGCTGGATTATTGAGAAGTTCAAACGTGCTATGGCGTGAAGTATTTGTGGGTAAAAACCCTGGGTTTTGGTTATTTAATATGATACGAGATTATAAACGAGCAGCAACCAATTTGCCCGGCATGTCAATAACCAGCTTCTTGCCACAATATTATAAGGCCATAAAACCAGCTTTCCGTGAGGTATTTGGAATACCCGAAGATGTAACGCGGGAGATGAACCAAAATAATATGCTTATAAGCATGGAGTCAGCACACACGCTCTCGACTGAAGAGAAACAGCTAGAAAGGCTTTTAAAGTCATACGGTGTAAGTGAACGAAAGTGGGAAAACAATATTACAAAGCCTATTATGAAGTTTTGGGACTTCTTAGGGAATATTACCGAAGTGGGGGAAAAGATACCGAAAATTGCTGCTTATCAGTACCTTAAAGAGCAAGGGAAGTTTTCAGAGAAAGAGATTGGACATATTGTCAGGACACAGGCGGGTAGCCCCGATTTCTTACGTCAGGGGAAAGAATACAGTCTTTGGAACAATTTGCTGTTGTTTTCAAATGCTGCTAAAGAGGGGTGGCGTGGTGACATCGAAGCTATGCAGAGAGATAGGACTGGATATTCTTTTAAAAGGCTTGGTTATGCACTTATGCCTAAGCTCATTATGCTCGCTATGGCTGCGGGATATATGGGTGACGACAACAAGGAGATAATAGATAACCAATCAGAATTTATAAAGACTAATTATAGTGTCATTCCTTTAGGGAAAACGTCCACCGGAAAGGGAGTTGCGTTAACTCTTCCTGAAGATGAAATAGGCCGATTTATTGGTGGTCTTTTTTGGAAGACGATGAACTTAAACAAAGAAAGGAGTCTTACCACCTTCTCTGAGGGGCTTTTTGATTATATGGCGGGGCAGGCTCCTACACTTACGCCTTCCCTTACGATTCCGGGTGACATTGTGAACTATTTGGGAGGACGCAACCCCTATGATTCTTTTAGAGGCAGGACGGCAATACCAAAGAAAATATGGGAAGCGGGCGGCACGAAAAGAAGAAATGCTTTTTTAAAGTATTTGTGGAATGAGGCCGGCGGCGGGATTTTATACCGTTTTAAAAATGATAACGTTGAGGATATCAAAACAGAGCTGGAAAAGGTAATAGGCTTGCCGGTAGCTAGTAATGTTATAGGGCGGTTTATACGGGTGTCAAACACTGGAAAAAGGCAGGAGCTTAGGTCTGTTTCTAGCGGAATAAGGCAGAAAGAGGCGAACAGGCAGCTTGAGCTTAAGGAAAAAATACTTGAGCATGTAAACGCGGGGAAGACAAGCGCAAAGGATGTGTATTATTTGTTCCGTAGTTTGAAGAAAGATGGGTTGCTTTCTGCAAAGACAACGGATTCACAATTCAGGAGGATGTTTCAGCGGTATGCTTGCTTCCAGGAGAGCAGGAGACCCAAGAGTTGACGCAATAGTATTTGCACACAGTAACAAGGAAAAAACAGCATTACTCAGGCATTACCGGGAAGGGATGAAGAAAGGCGAGTATAACGGATTTTTAAGGCAGCTTAATGAAGAGGGGCTTATAT